TAATAGGTGAAGATCACGGATGCGAACTAACAACAGGTACTTTTAGTAGTGGAGCTGCTATGGGAGATATGTCTGGTTATTCATTGACATTTGTTGCTCAAGAGACTGATCCTCCATTATTCGTACAAAGTTCTGTAATGAGCGGTGCAACTGAGGGAAGTAAGATTACACCAAATTAAAATTAATTTATTATATTTATATGAGTTTTCATAAAATAGATTAGTTTTGTTTTTAAAAGGGGAGGTTTATGCCTCCCTTTTTTTATACACAAAATCTAAAGTTTGTACGTTATATAAGTATGAAACACTTGACTACAACTGCCTCAGCACAAACATTAAAAATAATTCCTAGAAGTTATGCTAGTACAGTAAGTATGATACTAAGAGACGATTCAACAAATACCTCAACAACATACTCATCAATAAGCACTTCTACAGATAAAAACTATTTAGTAATTTCACAAGCATTAAGTCCTGTACTTGTAGAGGGTAGATTTTATGATATGACTGTTAAAGAAGGTACAAGTGTAATATATAAAGACAAGATATTTTGTACAAGTCAAACTATAAATCAATCAAATAATGACTATTACACAGTCAATAGTGGTGAATACACAATACCAACAGGAGACGATAAACATGATAATGATTATATAATTGTATGAAAAATAAATCAGATTTAAGTATTGTTAATTTAAGCACCTATACATCTCCTATAGTAAAGGAAG